ATTACTTTATTAGGAGAAAAAAATGGCAAAAACAATTACAATAGAAATAACAGATGCAGAATATCGTTGTTTAGAATATATAGCAGCAGAACCAATTGATTTTGTCGACAATGCTGCTACTTTTCGAGCACATGTAGCAAAAGAGGAAATCCTTCCGTTATTACTGGCTCATTGCAATGCAAATAGTATTACTTTAGCAACTGGAGAAGATGCTCAAATAGAACAGGCTTATACACTTGGAGTAATAAAAACCGCAAAGGTACGAAACGAAGAAGCTGAAGCTGAACTAGATGAAAAATAAACTTTAGAAATATAAAGGTATATAAATAGTAATATGGCTAAACCAAATAGTAGATCAACATTAATTCAATATTGCAAAAGAGCTTTAGGGCATCCTGTAATAGAAATTAATGTGGATGATGATCAAGTAGATGATAGAATTGATGAGGCTTTACAGTTTTATCAAGAGTATCATGCTGATGCAATTGAAAAAGTATATTTAAAGCACTTAGTTACTAAAACAGATAGAACTAATGGGTATATAACCATACCTAATTTAGTGACAAATGTTGTAAGACTTATGCCTTTAACTGATTCTAATTTAACAAATAATATGTTTGATGTTAAATATCAGGTTATGTTAAATGATATGCATTCACTTGGATTCATGGGCCAGCTTCATGATTTTACTATGAAGATGCAACATTTGGCTATGTTAGATATGGTTCTTGATAGTGATGAAAAGCACATAGATTTTAATAGACATAAAAATCAACTAAGTATTAATATGGATTGGGCTAATGATACAGAAGTACCTGATGATGTAACTATTGTTGTTACAGTATCAGGTGGTAAGTTCTTATTTGATGGTCAAACAACTCCAAATAAAACATTATCAATTGGATCAACAATTACATTTGATCAATCAGATGCTTCTAATGCTGGTCATCCATTAAAATTAAGCACAACTATAAACGGCGCACATGCTAGTGGAAGTGAATATACTTCAGGAGTAACATATGCTGGTACTCCTGGCCAAGCTGGTGCTAGCACAACGTTGTCAGTAACAGATACAACAGAAACTTCATTATATTATTATTGCCAAGTACATAGTGGAATGGGTAATTCTGGATTACTTACTTCAGAACTTACTCCTGGTAGATTTACTTATTTAGTAGTAGAGTGTTATAGAATTGTAGATCCAGACACATACACTGATGTATACAATGACTATTATTTAAAAAAATATGCTACTGCTTTAATTAAACAACAATGGGGTTTAAATTTATTAAAGTTTGAGGGTATGCAAATGCCTGGTGGTGTAACCTTTAATGGTAGACAAATATTTGACGATTCAAAAGAAGAAATCGAAAAGCTTACTGAAGAAGCTAGGCTTAATTGGGAAGAACCTATCGATTTTTACACGGGATAGATCATGCCTAGAAACGTATATTTCTCTCAGGACGTAAGATCCGAGCAAAATCTTTACGAAGATTTAATTATCGAGTCATTAAAAATATATGGACAAGACATATATTACTTACCTAGAGATATTGTAAATAAAGATTCTATTTTAGGAGAAGATCAATCTTCTAAATTTGATGATGCCTATATGATTGAAGGCTATATTGAAGGGACTGAAGGATTTGAAGGTCAAGGAGATTTATATTCTAAATTTGGTTTAGAAATAAGAGATGAAGTCAACTTTGTTATTTCTAGAAAAATATGGGATAGATATGTTGGTTTCCAAGATGAAGTAAGTGAAACACCTAGGCCTAGAGAAGGTGATTTAATATTCTTACCTTTAACTAATAAGTTTTTTGAGGTTATGTTTGTTGAACACGAACAACCATTCTATCAATTATCTAATCTTCCAGTATATAGATTACAATGTGCTTTATATGAATACGCTGAAGAAGAGTTTGATACTGGAATTCCTGGTATTGATGTCATTGAAGAAACTGATACATATCAAGTTACTTTAGAATATTCTACTACAAATAATATACATCTACAAAAAGGTGAAAAGGTTACTCAAGATCTTACATTCGATACTTCATCTCCTCCTCAAGCTTTAACAAGTGTGTTTGGAGAAATTCAAAGTATTGAAAAACTATCTACAATTGCTGGTAGAATTCAAGTATCTCAAATTGGTGTATCTGGTGTAGCTGAAGCTCGTGATTTTGTAGAGTCTTCAACTCTTACTCTTAAAGGCGAAACATCTACTAATGTAGTTACTATAACTAAGATATATGATGTTGGAGATAACAGTTTATTTGTTGATCCTACAGATACTCAAGCTGAAAACGTTGCGTTTGAAGTAGCTGCGGACGGATTCTTAGATTTTACTGAAAGCAACCCATTTGGAGATCCATCGGATAATTACTAATGTTTGGAAGTCACTTTTATCACGCAACAATTAGAAAATCAGTAGCGGTTTTTGGTACTCTTTTTAATAATATTTCTGTCATAAGAAAAGATGGAAGTGGTGGCATATTAAATCAAGTAAAGGTTCCATTAGCTTATGGACCTAAACAAAAGTTTTTAGCTAGAATGAATGAAAATTTAAGTGATTCTTCAATGGCTCTTAAGTTACCAAGAATGGCATTTGAAATTACTAGTATCGATATTGACTTAAATCAAAAGCAAAATAAGCGAAATAAAATAACAAATATTGGAACAAATAGTTTAACTAGAGATAAAATTGATCATCAAGTACCATATAATATTGGTATGGAATTGACTATCATGGCAAATAGCCAGGATGATGGACTACAAGTTATGGAACAAATACTTCCATATTTTCAACCAGATTATACAGTATCTATTAAACCTATTGATGGCTGGACAGATTTTAAACAAGATGTTCCAGTAGTTCTTAATTCAGTGGCCATTAATGATGATTATGAAGCAGATTTTTTAACTAGAAGAGTACTAACTTATACACTTGGATTTACTATGAAAATGACATTTTATAGTTCTAAGGGTACTCAAAATGTTATTAAAGAAATTGATATTGATTATACTGATTTTGATAATAGAACTCTTATTTTGGCTGACCAAAACATTCAGGTAGATCCATTAACTGCTATTGAATCAGATACGTTAGTAACTGGAACTCCTGGGGCTAATCAATATAGAGTTGTTACAACTATTGACTTTATTAACCAACCACAAACACCTACACTTCAATTGCAGTCAGATTCTGGAACATTTAGTGTTGGAGAAATTATCACTGGAACAACATCAGGTTCAACTGGTAAAGTTTTAACATTTACTCCAATTGTAGAAGAAGGTGTTACTGTTAGAAAAGACTTGGCTATCATTGACGCAGATGGATATTTCCAACCAGGTGAAACAATTACTGGTGGAACATCAAATTCAACTGGTATTATTACAACATGGACAATATAAAATGGATAAAAAAGAAAAGATCTCTGAAAGATTAGCTAAAAATCTACCTTCAAAAAATAAAAAAGATATAGCTAAAATTCCAGTAGAATCAAAAGATATAAAAGATGATTATGAGTTTTCTAGAGAGACTTATAAAGATTTAATTAGAACTGGTACTTTGTCAATGGATACATTGGCTGAGCTTGCTAGAGAATCTGAGCATCCAAGAGCATTTGAAGTATTGTCAAATCATATTAGAAATGTTGGTGAAGTAACAGATAAATTAATGAAGCTTCAAAAAGCCAAAAAAGAATTGACTAAAGAAGAAGGTAATAAACGAGTGACAAATAACAATGTCTTTGTAGGTAGTACTACTGATTTACAAAGAATGTTATTAAATAAAGATGATAATATTATAGATGTCGAACCAGATAAAGAATAATGAGTTAGGATATTTAGGCAACCCATCAGTTAAAAGAGACGGCGTTGAATCTGAATTTACTAAGAAAGAAGTCCTTGAATACAAAAAATGTATGGAAAGCCCTACATATTTTGCGCGAGCTTATGTAAAAGTTATTTCTCTTGATGATGGTTTGGTATCATTTGATTTATATCCATATCAAGAAAAAATGTTTAATCACTTTACTAATAATAGATTTAGTATTGTATTAGCATGTAGACAATCGGGAAAAAGTATATCATCTGTTGTATATTTATTATGGTATGCTATATTTCATCCAGAAAAAACAATTGCAATTCTAGCTAACAAAGGTGCTACTGCACGTGAAATGTTAGCAAGAGTTACATTAGCATTAGAAAATTTACCATTCTTTTTACAACCAGGATGCAAAGCACTTAATAAAGGTTCAATTGAATTTAGTAATAACTCTAAAATAATTGCAGCTGCTACAAGTGGTAATTCTATTCGTGGTTTATCTATTAACCTTTTAATGTTAGATGAGTTTGCTTTTATTGAAAACGATGGGCAATTCTATACATCAACATATCCAGTAGTATCATCTGGTAAAGATACACAAATTATAATTACATCTACTGCAAATGGAGTAGGTAATGTATTCCATAAATTATGGGAAGGTGCCGTTACAGAAACAAATGAATATAAAGCTTTTAGAGTAGATTGGTGGGATGTTCCAGGAAGAGATGATGGATGGAAAGCTACTACAATAGCAAATACATCAGAGCTACAATTTGAACAAGAATTTGGTAATACTTTTCATGGAAGAGGTAATACTCTTATTGCTGCTAATCATCTACTAGCGCAAAAAGCAATGGATCCTATTTACTTTATGGAAAATGTTTCAATATATAAGGAACCAATTCAAGGCCATACTTATGTCATGACAGTAGATGTGGCTAAAGGACGAGGCCAAGACTATAGCACATTTACTATAATTGATATTACTACTGATACTTTTGAACAAGTAGGAACTTTTAGAGATAATAATATATCTCCTATGTTATTGCCAGATTTGATATACAAATGGGCTAATTCATATAATGAAGCATATATTATAGTAGAATCGAATGATCAGGGTGTTGTGGTATGCAATGGATTATATTATGATTTAGAATATGAAAACATGTTTGTAGAATCAGTAGTTAAAAAGAATTCTATTGGTGCTACTATGACAAGAAGAGTAAAAAGAATTGGTTGTTCTTCAATAAAAGATTTAATAGAACAAAGAAAACTAACAATTCATGATGCTAATACCATCATAGAAATGACTACTTTTGTAGCTAAAGGGAGTAGTTATCAAGCAGTTGCACCAAATCATGATGATTTAATGATGAATTTAGTACTATTTGCATGGTTTACTACAACTGATATATTCAGTTCTATATCAGATATAGATATGAAAAACATGTTATATAAAGAACAATTACAAGCTATACAAGATGATATGATTCCATTTGGATTTATTGAGGGCACTAGAGGTAGTGACAATCAGAAAACATTTAAAGATGAAGATGGAACTGTATGGTTTGAAGAAGAGACAAGAAGTACGGGGCTGTTCTAGAGTTTATTTATATTATAAATAACTATGATTGAATAAAAAACCGTATTATGTTAACTTAAAATATAAACCTTAATGAGAGGATAAAGCGATGGCATTTCAAGTATCACCCGGAGTTCAAGTCAAAGAAATTGATGCGACTTCCGTAGTACCTGCCGTTTCGACTTCTATTGGTGGTTTTGCTGGGTCTTTTAACTGGGGTCCGGTAGAACAGGTTGTATCTGTAGGTTCTGAAAAGGAGCTACTGTCAACATTCGGTACGCCTGATGACAACACTGCATTGTATTTCTTAACTGCTGCTGCATTTTTGAAATATGGCAATGCATTGCAAGTCGTTAGAGCTGCGAGTGGACATGACAATGCTACAGCTGATGGTTCTGGTCTTTTAATTAAGAACGACGAACATTACACTAATAGTGGTTATGATGGTGGAGCTGGTTCTGTAGGTCAATGGGCGGCAAAATTCCCAGGAGACTTAGGAAACAGTATAAAAGTAGAGATGGTAACGGCTGACGTTACAACCAATAATTTCAACGCATGGGCTTTTGCAGGCCAATTCGATGGAAAACCTGGAACATCAGACTACGCAATTAACTTAGGCAGATCTGCAAGTTATAATGATGAAGTACACGTAATCGTTATTGACGAAGACGGACTTTTCACTGGTACAGCTAATACTGTATTAGAAACTTTTGCATTTATGTCTATTGGTTCAGACGCCAAAGCGAATGATGGAACATCTAACTATTATGTTGATGTTATTAATTCGCAATCTAATTATGTTAGATGGATGGATCATAAAACAACTTCTCCATCATGGAGTGCTGGTAGTTCACTTAGAGGATCTACTTCACTTGCTGGAGGATTTGACACAGTTGACTCTATAAGTCTTTCAGGTGGAACGGACGATAATACTCCTACTACAGCTGAACTAGCATTAGCTTATGACTTATTGGAAGATGCTGAAACAGTAGATGTTAATTTATTGTTTGCAGTACCCGACGCTAATGGAGCAAACACTATAGCTAATGATCTAATTTCTATTGCTGACACTAGAAAAGATTGTATGGCTTTTGTATCACCTCCAATTGCAGATACACAAGGGTCTTCAACTCCGGCAGCGGACGTTAAAGCATTTGTGGATTCTCTAAACTCAAGTTCTTATGCTTCTTGCGATTCAACAGCATTATATGTCTATGACAAATATTCTGATAAGTATCGTTATATTGGAGCAGCTGGACATGTAGCTGGACTTTGTGCTAATACTGACCAAATTGCTGATGCATGGTTCTCACCTGCTGGTGTAAATCGTGGTCAACTTTTAGGCGTAACTAAATTAGCATTTAATCCTAACCAAGCTGATAGAGATGTTCTGTATAAAGCAAGAGCAAATCCAATTGTATCATTCCCCGGACAAGGAACAGTTCTTTTCGGAGACCGAACACTATTAAGTAAACCTTCAGCATTTGATAGAATCAATGTTAGAAGATTGTTTAATACATTGGAAAAAGCAATCTCAACTGCGGCTAAAGCACAGTTATTTGAATTCAATGACGAGTTTACTCGTGCACAGTTTAAAAACTTGGTTGAACCATTTTTGAGAGATGTAAAAGGACGTAGAGGACTAAGTGATTTCTTAGTTGTTTGCGATAATACTAACAACGATAATCAAGTAATTGATTCCAATCAATTTGTAGCTGATATTTTTATTAAGCCTAACAAATCGATTAACTTTATTACTTTGAATTTCGTAGCAACAAGATCAGGGGTCGAGTTTAGCGAGATCGCTGGTACTTCGGCATAATAGGAGATAACCATGGCAATTTTAGGAGTAGACGATTTTAAATCTAAACTTACTGGTGGTGGAGCTCGAGCTAATTTATTTAAAGCGACAGTTAACTTTCCTAGTTATGTGAGCCCTGATATGGAATTAACTTCTTTCTTATGTAAAGGAGTACAGATTCCATCATCAACCATAGCACCTATTGCTATTCCATTTAGAGGCAGACAGCTTCAAATGGCTGGTGATAGAACTTTCGAACCGCTTTCATTAACAATTATTAATGATGCTAACTTCACAGTTAGAAATACGTTCGAACAGTGGGCAAATGGTATTAATAACTTTGCAACAAATACTGGTCTAGCTAATATGAATGATTATATTGCTGACGTAGTAGTTGAACAGCTTAATAAAGCTGGTGAAGTTACTAAAAAGTATGATTTCAGGGGTTGTTGGCCTTCAAGTATTTCAACTATCGATTTGAATTATGATAGTGAGAATACAATTGAAGAGTTCACAGTTGAGCTACAAGTTCAATATTGGGAATCAGATACCACTTCTTAAAGTAGTATAAATAATAATAGAGGAGGGGAGTAATTCCCCTCCAATATTATGGAGTAAGTATGGCAGAATTTTTCGGATTCGAGATCAATAGAAAGGGAAGCAAAAATGCTGAACCTGTTTCTATTGTACCAAGCACAGATGCAGATGGCGCTGGAGTAATTAACTCTGGAGGTCACTTTGGTGCATATTTAGATCTAGACGCTGATAAAGCACAAAATGAAGTTGATCAGATACTCAAATATCGAGATATATCTGCACAACCTGAATGTGATGCAGCAATTGAAGATATTGTAAATGAATCTATTGTTGGTGACCATAATGAGGCACCAGTAAATATTATATTAGACAAATTAGATATTTCTGACAAGATTAAAACTAATGTTAGAGATGAATTTTCACAAGTATTAAGACTATTAAAATTTAATTCTTATGGACATGATACATTTAGAAAATGGTATATTGATGGTAGATTACCATATCATGTTATAATAAATGAAAAGAATCCTCAAGCAGGTATTAAAGAACTAAGATATATTGATCCTATTTCTTTGCGTAAAGTAAAAGAAGTTGAAGAAAAGGTAGATCAAAGAACTGGTGCTAAACTTGTAGTTAAACAAGAAGAGTATTTCTTGTTTCAAGATAAGAAGCTAAATATGGCTGATCAGGGAGTTAAAATACATCCTGATGCTATTATATATTGTACATCTGGTATGCTTGATGCTGGTCGTAAAAGAATTTTATCTTATTTGCAGAAGGCAATTAAACCTGTTAATCAATTAAGAATGATGGAAGATTCTTTGGTTATATACAGGATTTCTAGAGCACCAGAAAGAAGAATTTTTTATATTGATGTAGGTAACCTTCCAAAAGGTAAGGCAGAAGAATATCTTCGAAACATTATGAATCAATATAGAAATAAATTGGTATACGATGCATCGACAGGCGATATCAAAGATGATAAAAAGCATATGTCAATGTTGGAAGATTTCTTCTTACCACGAAGAGAAGGTGGTAGAGGTACTGAAATATCGACATTACCAGGTGGTGAAAACCTAGGACAGATTGATGATATTTTATATTTTCAAAAGAAACTATATAGATCACTTAATGTACCTATTAACAGATTAGAACAAGAATCTACCTTTGCATTAGGTAGATCTACTGAAATATCTAGAGATGAAGTTAAATTTAAAAAATTCATTGATAGATTAAGAAAAAGATTTTCCGATGTGTTTATGCAAACACTTAAAACTCAATTATTACTTAAAGGTATTATTACCGTTAATGATTGGGATGAATGGAAAGAATTAATTGCCTTTGATTTTATTGAAGACAATTACTTTAGTGAACTGAAAGAGGCAGAAATTGTCCGTGAAAGGTTCGAGCTTATCGCTTCAGTTGATGAGTATGTAGGTAAATACATATCAAATGAGTGGGTTAGAAAAAATATCTTACGTCAAACAGATGATGATATTATAGCCATTGATAAGCAAATAGAAGGTGAAGACGACGGCGAAGACGACGACGATCTTGATCTGTAGAAAACTTAAATATTATAAATATATATTGATAGAGGAAAAAAATGAGTGTTGAACAATTAATTTCTAGCCTTGGGAAGAGGGACAATGTCTCTGCGAACAAGGAATTTAATTCTATTATGGCTGACAAAATGACTGCAGCTATTAATGCTAAGAAAATAGAAGTGGCTTCAAAGATCGGTAAGGTCAATGTTGAAGTCCAAAAAGAAGAAGAACTCGTAAATAACGAAGAAGGTTAATACATGAGACTAGAAGAAAGTATTAGAGAAGAACTTTTAAGCGAAGGACCAGGTAAATATTCAAAATCTGGTGATAAGCTAAAGTACCAATGGGGTGATATTAATCAAGCATTAATGAATGCTGGTATGAATCCTAAGGTAATACTTAACGTTCTTTCTGGTCTTTCTAAAAAGGAAGTCAAATGAAGTTAATATCAGAATACGTAAGTAACAATTTAAATGTCGTAACTGAAGCCAAAAAAAATGGCGAAAAGAATTACGTTATTGAAGGCGTATTCATGCAGGCTGAACAGAAAAATCGTAACGGCCGAATTTATGAGAAAAAGATTTTGGAATCTGCTGTAGACAAATATGTCAAAGAGCAAGTTTCCGCAGGGAGAGCTGTTGGAGAATTAAATCACCCGGAAGGGCCAACAGTAAACCTTGATAAAGTTTCACATAAGATCACAAACCTGGAATTCCAGGGGAATGATGTTATAGGAAAAGCATCAATTCTTAAAACTCCTATGGGTAAGATCGTCGAAGGTCTTCTTGAAGGTGGTGTTAAGCTTGGTGTATCTAGTCGTGGTATGGGAACTCTTGCGAACAAAAACGGAACCATGTATGTGAAGGATGACTTTATGTTAGCCTCCGTCGATATCGTTCAAGATCCTTCAGCGCCGTCAGCTTTTGTTAACGGTGTTATGGAAGGTGTTGAATGGATATGGAATAATGGTATCCTGCAGCCGCAAGAAATTGAAAAAATTGAGACTGAAATAAAACGTACTCCCGCTAAGCATTTAGCTGAAGCAGAGATGAAAGCGTTTAAAAATTTCCTCTCTAAACTTTAATAAACTCAAAACTTAAGAGGACAATACAAATGTCAATGACAGATGAAATAAGAAAAGTTGTCGCTGAAGGCGTTGAAGACGAATCAGTAACTGAGGAAGAAATTCTCGAAGGTGCTGATGAAGTTGTTGAAGAGGAAGTTGAAGTTACAGAAGCTAAAGTAAAGGAAGACGAAGAAGAGGACGAAAAGGACTCTGACGACGAAGAAGAAGTTGATGAGTCATCTGAAGAAGATGATGAAGAAGACGAGGACGAAGTCGAGGAAATCGCAATTCCTAAAACTAAAGCTGGTGTAATTAACGCTGCTCTCGATATGCTGAAGAAAGCGAGAAAAGACGAAGCGCAACAGTTGTTCGCAAAGATGACGAAAATGTCAGAATCTGAAGACGAAGGTGGAATGGTCAAGAAAGGCGAAAAAGCTGGACCTGGCAAAGCCAAAGTTGAAGATGTAGATTTTGGTGAAGACCTAGATCTTATCGTTTCAGAAGAAGCCACGTTATCTGATGGATTCCGTGATAAAGCTGGTGCTATCTTCGAAGCTGCTTACAAATCAAAAGTAAGCGCCGAGATTGATAGATTAGAATCAGAATATGCGCAAAACCTTGAGTCTGAAGTAAACGATCTAAATGAATCATTAGTAGAAAAGGTAGATTCTTACCTTAACTACGTAGTGGAGAATTGGATCAATGAAAACGAAATTGCAATCGAGCAAGGTCTAAGAACCGAAATCGCTGAGCAGTTTATGGATTCATTACAATCAGTATTCAAGGAACACTACATTGAAGTTCCAGAAGGTAAAGCAAACCTAATCGACGATCTAGCCGATCAAGTTGCTGAACTCGAAGAACAACTCAATAAAACCACAGAAGATAATATTCAATTGCATGAAAAAGCTCAATCTTTCGAAAGAGCCAATATTGTAAGAAAACAATCTTCGGGCTTGGCAGTAACAGAAGCTGAAAGACTTGCATCTTTGGTTGAAGATATTGACTTTGATGACGCTGATACTTTCGAAATGAAAGTAAAAACTATCAAAGATTCATACTTCGAAAAAGAAGTTAGCGAATCAGTAGATGAAGCTGATGCTTTAGTTGGAGAAGAAGAACCTTTAGTAGAATCTTCTAACACAATGAACGCATATACTCAAGCTATTAGTAAACACATTAAATAAACTATAGGGGTAAACTAAAAATGTTTAGTGCAGACGAAAAATTAATGGAGAAATGGTCTCCCGTCTTGGAACATGGAGATGTTCCTAGTATCGACGATAGATACAAAAAGGCAGTAACTGCTAGACTTCTTGAAAACCAAGAAGTTGCTCTACAAGAAGAAAGAGTACAACAAAGTTTTGGTAATGTAACAGAAGCACACGCTAACGCGACTGGTTCTAACATTGCTAACTTTGATCCAGTATTGATCTCTCTTGTTAGACGTGCAATGCCTAACCTTATTGCTTATGATATCGCTGGCGTTCAGCCAATGAGTGGACCTACTGGTCTTATCTTTGCAATGAAGTCAAAATACTCAACTCAAGGTGGAACAGAAGCTCTGTTCAACGAAGCTGATACTGATTTCTCAGGAACAGGTACTCATCAAGCAGATCCTACTGGTCTAGTTGGTGCTACAGATGGTTCATCACCTGTTGATGGCTCTCTAGCTACTGATTCTGATACTTTATCAACATTCGGTTCTGGTCTTCCAACTGCAACTGCGGAACAACGTGGTATGTCAGGTGGTGCTGGTGCGGCTTTTGGTGAAATGGCTTTCTCAATTGAGAAATCTACTGTAACTGCTAAGTCAAGAGCTCTTAAAGCTGAATACACCATGGAACTTGCACAAGATCTTAAAGCTGTGCATGGTCTAGACGCTGAAGGCGAACTAGCTAATATCCTATCTGCTGAGATCCTAGCTGAGATCAACAGAGAAGTTGTTAGAACAGTTCTTTCTAAAGCTAAAATTGGTGCTCTACAATCAAACGTAGCTCTTAAAGGTGCTTTTGATCTAGAAACTGATTCAGACGGTAGATGGATGGCTGAGAAGTTCAAAGGTCTTATCATGCAAATCGAAAGAGAAGCTAATGTTATTGCTAAAGAAACTAGAAGAGGAAAAGGTAACTATGTAATCGTTTCTTCTGACGTTGCTTCAGCTTTGGCTGCTTCAGGCATGTTGGACTATTCACCTGCATTGTCAACTTCTTTGAATGTTGATGATACTGGTAATACTTTTGCTGGTGTTCTTAATGGAAGAATTAAGGTATACATCGATCCGTATGCAACAGGCGACTTTGTCTGTGTTGGATACAGAGGTGCTAATCCTTATGACGCTGGTATGTTCTATTGCCCATACGTTCCTTTGACTATGGTCAAGGCTATTGGTGAAGAGGACTTCCAACCTAGAATCGGATTCAAAACAAGATATGGAATGGTTGCTAACCCGTTCGTCGCTGCAGACGGAACTGGTACTGACCGTGCTAACCCATACTTCAGAATCTTCAGAGTTGACGGAATCATGGAGTAATCCATTAGTTAATTCTAATTCGACTAAAGGGGCTCTTCGGAGCTCCTTTTTTTTGCCTAGCGTTTTAATCATTATAAATAGATATATGGAAAATACTAAAGAAGACGGCCGATGGAATTGGTGGGGATTATTAGAGATAGAACCAGAAGTGGAGGAAGAAGATGGCACTGACGACGAATAAAAACTTTTTAAGTCCAGTAGGCTTTACATTTAAGCTTGATGCGACTAACTTTGCAAATACAGAGTATTTCTGTACTCAGGTTACTATGCCTGGAATTAGTATTTCAGAGGCTGTAGTACCATATAGAGGTTTAAATCTTGCTATGACAGGAGATCGACTTACTTTTGAAGATTTGGCTATACGATTTAATGTTACTGAAAACATGGAAAACTATGTTGAAATATTTGATTGGATGCACAATATTATTACAACAGGAGGTACTGAAAATCAGTATAAATTTGATGCTACATTAATGATCATGTCTTCTCATAATAATTTAAACAAATCTATTAGGTTTAAAGATGTCTTTCCAACTAGTTTAACTGCAGTTGAGTTTAACTCGCAATCTACTGAAGTAGAGTACTTACAAGCTGACGTATCATTTAAATATACATCATTTGAGTTCGAATAAACTCCTTTACATTTAAGGCATTCTGTGTTATAATATATAACTATATGCCTGGAGATAATATATCATGAATTTAGAATCAATCTTAGAAATGTGGAAAAAAGATGCCGAAATTGACGAAGTTCAATTGGACGAAGCATCTCGAGATTCTGCAAAATTACACTCAAAATACCTAGACTTATATTCAGTCGCAAAAATCAAACAAAAAGATTTGGAACTTAAATTTAAAGTAATCCTTAGAGATAAGTTTAAACATTATAATGGAAAATTAAGTAAAGAAGAAATTGATAGAAAAGGTTGGGATTATGATCCATTAGATGGTCTTACTGTACTGAAAGGAGACCTAGATAAATGGTATGACGCCGATGAAATTATTCAAGATCATCAGAGAAAAATGGCATACAATGGAGAAGTAGTTAATACCCTAAAAGAAATATTAGACAATATTAAATGGAGACACCAAAATATTAAAAATATGATTGAATGGAGAAAGTTTACTAGTGGTATATAAAGATTTTTTATCTTTAGAAGAATTAGCAAAAATTAATGTTGTACAACCCAATAATCAATGGTGGGTTGAAGGTACTACAAATGATTCTTCAGATTCTCGTGTTGTTAATACATATGATATAACTGGTACATTTAATTGGTTAGATATAAAGGTATTTTCGTTTATAAAAAATTTAAATTTAGTTTACGATATTAATAAAATTAATGAAACTAAGCTATTAAAATATAGTCCTGGTGGGAAATATGATTGGCACCAAGATGTTTTATGGAATAGAAAGTTACATAGAAAATTTACATATATAATACAGTTAACTGATAAAGAAGAATATGAAGGTGGAAATTTTGAGTTTAGAGATGCTAATAACATCGATATGACTTATTCTCGAGATAAAGGTACTATTATAATATTTCCATCTATTTTATATCATAGGATTACGCCTATAATAAAAGGGCATAGAAGATCTATCGTAGGGTGGGTTGTTGGACCACAATGGAAGTAATTACTTATACAAAATTAAACGAAACTCTTATACAGATTGAATGTGAAGCTAGCACAGGTCAAGAGTTATCTGAGCATTTTTGCTTTTACGTACCCGGATATAAGTTTATGCCGGCATATCGTAACAGAATGTGGGATGGAAAGATCAGATTATTCAATATGAGGGATAAAACCCTATATTGTGGTCTTGTTAAGTATCTAGAACAATTCTGTGAGGAAAGAGGGTATCAGATAAAAGAGCACTATATCAATGGTTTAAGTGACAGTCATATCACCGAAAATATTGATTTAGAGGGCTTTATCACCGAATTGGGCCCTAGCGTGAACGGAGTAGGTATAATACCCAGGGACTATCAAATCGATGCACTCTCGCGCACCATAAAAGATGGAAAGAGATTGCTTTTAAGCCCGACAGCGTCTGGTAAGAGTTTAATTATATACATGGCATTAAGATATTTTCTTAAATATTTTGAAGGTAAGGTATTAATCATTGTCCCTACAACTTCCCTAGTAGAACAAATGTACAGTGATTTTGATGACTATTCTAAACTTGATGATTTATGGAATGCTAATGAAGAATGCCATAGGATATATTCTGGCAAAGATAAGATCAACATACCGCAAAGAGTTATAATAAGTACATGGCAATCTATTCATAAATTTAGTGGAGATTGGTTTACAGAATATGGTATGGTAATAGGTGATGAAGCTCATAACTTTAAAGCTAAATCATTAACTTCAATACTAGAAAAATGTGTTAATGCGCCATTTAAGATTGGTACTACTGGAACATTAGACGGTACACAAACTCATCAGTTAGTATTAGAAGGATTATTTGGACCAGTATATAAGGTTACTACCACTAAAGATCTTATGGATAGTAATGCTTTGGCTCAAATGGATATATCGATATTGCTGTTAAAATATCAAGATGAGTATTGTAAAACTGTATCAAAGTTTAAGTATCAAGAAGAAATCGATTTTATTGTAAAGTATGGTCCAAGAAATACATTTATTAGTAATCTAGCTTTAGATCAAAAGGGAAATACATTAGTATTATTTAACTATGTAGAGAAACATGGTAAACCATTACATGATATCTTAAGTAAAAAGATAGAGAAAGACAGGAAGTTATTCTATGTTTCCGGAGAAACTAAAGTTGACGATAGAGAAAATATTAGAGCGATTACCGAAGAACAGAACGACGCAATTATCGTTGCTTCTTTGGGTACTTTTTCAACTGGTATTAATATCAAACGACTTCACAACATAATTTTTGCGAGTCCATCTAAATCTCAAATCAGAGTACTTCAGTCTATAGGCCGTGGATTAAGACTGTCTGGAGATGATATAAATACTAAGGTATACGATATTGCAGATGATTTACATTGGAAAGGCACAAAAAACTACACTTTAAACCATGCAGCTGAAAGAATTAAAATATATTCAAAAGAGCGGTTTAAATTTAAAGTTTATGATATAAACATATAGTATGGATATAAATAAAAATATGAATTCTTTAAACATAAGACAATTTAAGCTACTTAATGGGGAAGAGATTATCGCTCTTGTGAGCGAGAAGACAGAGTCTGGTTCTTATATTATAGAAAGACCGTTTAAGATTAATTATGGAATGATCGGCGGTTTTTACTTTGTACCATGGTTCGCGTTCTCTTCTCAAAAATTGTTTAAGCTACATCAAGGTAAGATCATATATCATGTAGAAATAGATGAAGATATCAAAGAAGAATATATTAAACTGGCTAAGGATGGAATGAGACCTCGGCCTAAAACTAAACTAAGATCAGCAGATGAATTAATGAATGAACTTGCTGAAGAAATGGATGCTGAACTAGCATCAGAAGAATATAAAGAAATTGAAACTATACATTAATTAGTATACCTCTAACCTCCCCGGTTGACTATATTATTATATCACAGATTTTGAGAAATGTAAAGGACTTTTTCATTTATTTTCAATAAAAAAACCGTTTACTTTTATGTGAAACTGTGTTATAATAGAACATTATGGAGAATAATCATGACAGAAAAGACCAAAAAACCTCACTATATTAATAACAAAGATTTTTCTTTGGCTGTAGTAGAGTATGTTACTAAATGTAACGAAGCTAAATCAGAAGAAAAACCTGTTCCAACTGTAACAAATTATATTGCTGAGTGTTTTCTTAAGATATCCGAAGGTTTGAGCCGAAGGCCAAATTTTGTAAGGTATACTTATAGGGAAGAAATGGTTATGGATGCTGTAGAAAATTGTTTAAGAGCAATCAATAATTATAAAATT